GCCTTCGACCAAAATGAAATTTTGCTTTTTTCCCCCTGGTTTTTAGAGGGGGTAATTGAGGGGGGAAATTTCGTCCGGTACAGAGCCCTTTTTTAAGTATCTCATAATTCATCTGAGAAAAAAATTCACTCGACTGGATAAAGGCTCGGGCCGCTTGGCTGACATGGATGTACCGGTGCTTAACAGGGGAGCCCACCTGTACACGGCCAAGTTGAACGTGACCGGACCTGAGGCCTTTTGGATTTTAAAACAAAAATGGCACAAGCTGAGGGGGCAGCCTTGGTCCAAGGAATTTGGGAACCTGTTTGATCTTGTGGCGGCCTGGAGAAAACCGGGTGAGGTCCTGTATCTTGATGAGGGGCTCGTGCCTGTGCTCAGGGGCGGGCGGTGCGTGGTGTATGCCCAGGTGGACCCCGAGGATTATCACGACCTGATGAGATTCATGTGGTCAGTGAGTGAAGAAGGGTATGCTCAATTTCATAATAAAATTATGAATATGAAAGTGGGTATGCACAGGTACCTGATGGACTTCCCCGAGGGGCTGGTGGTCGACCACGTCAGATGGAACCGCCTGGATAACAGGAGGGCCATGCTCCGCCCATGTACCGTGGCGGAGAATAATAGGAATATGTCATATAGGCGGCCTATTTGAATTAAATAGGCAAATAGGCCCTATTTGGGGGGCGGGTGGGGTGCTGGGGCGGAGCCCCGCCTGTGCCCCTGCCATGAATTTCAAATCAAAATTGAGAAGGTCACCGAGACCCATGGAGCCCCACTCCGTGGAGTCCATGGACCGGGGGCAAGTCACCCGGGTTCATGGGTCTCCTATTCTATACCAAAATTCCTCGCATGTCCGGAAGTATACAAATTTGGATCATGAATTCTAAAACAAAATTGGGTGACCGGGTGGACCCCCCAATTTTGGTTTGAAATTCATAAAATATTTTTCATCTCAATTCTGTTCTTAAATTCCCATGACCGGGTGGGAAGGAATTTTGATCCTAAATTCCCTTGACCGGGTGGGAAGGAATTTTGATCTTTATTGAACTGTGTGGAGCTGGAGACTTTTTCCTTTTCATATTATATATGGCAAAGATCCATTTGAACACCACAACTACACTGTTCAAAGGGATGAAGGGCCCTATGACAAACACCCAAGCCGGTCTGTTCTGGGTGACCAAGAATATAGGGACTGCAAATTTATATGCAAAAACGAGAGGAGGTATAACACGCGCCTATAAACCCACACGGAGGCTCAAGCTTCTGAAGCTCTCCCGTGAAAGCCTTCGGAGACTTTTGATGACCAATATATTTTCACCAAATCTTAAACAAAAATTGATCCTCCTATTTGGAATAGGAATATCATACGGGAACCAATACAAGGGACTAGTGAAACTGAATAAGAGGTACTGGACAGAGCACTTTCGTCAGAAGGCGGCGACTATGGTACCGAACTGGTCATACAAAGGTGGGCGTATTAGTGTGACCAATACTAATTATAAATTATTCGCAAATATCCGCAACTCTATCAGGGATAAATATGACGGCATATATGTTCCCGAAATGCGTACACCCCACTACCCCACCTTGTCCTTCCCAGCAGAGTATATCCTATTCAACCCTAGACAAGACCTAGTGAACGTAACTGCCGAGTATAATATGAATAAGGCGCGAGCAAATCTCAACGCTATTCTTGGTGCCATGAATACCAAACGGCAGGCGCGCCGTGTGGCTATATCCTCAAATTAGGCATGGACTTTGACCGCGTCAGCTCCCTTGGGCACATATCAATAAGTGCGCACTCGCATGATATGACCCGACGCATATAGGTCTTTGTGTCGTCGCAAATTTGTCTGAAAATTAGTTTTGCTATTTCAGGTCGTCGGTAAATGAACCAACACTTACCGAGGAACTTTTTGAAAACGCGCTCCATGCCGCGTCAGCCTAAGATATTTTGGGCGCACTTTTTTAACGCCGGGTCGGACTCCATGGCTCTCCGTTCGTTACCATAGATCTTCACCATCTCGGGCATCTCCGTGGTTTTCAGATCACACAGGCTCTTGACCGACTCGGCCGGTTTCCAGTCGTTGGTGACCGAGTGCTTGAAGGGACCGTCCTCGGACGGGTACACATGAATTTTGTTCCTAATTTCATCCGTGGTCATCTGGGTCTGCATGACCGCTTGGGCTGATAGGTAAATATTCAGATAGTCTGGCTGGGGTATGTTTTGTATATCGACCCCCCGACTCTTCACATGGTCCTTATAGTCCGCCTCATTTTCCAAAGAATTCATGGTCAACATTTCATCTCTCAATTTTGAAACAAATTTGGATCCCTTGGGGCAGGCGAAGAACCAACTCTCTATGACCGGGTACTCCGATTTGGTCGTAGCCCCCTGTCTGTAGTACCCTATAAAGTCAGACCCCTTCTTTTTCTGCTCCTCGATGACCCAGTCCCATGACCGTGTAGGGACCACTGACGCGTCCGCCCATATCCCCCCATATTTGGGAAGGACATGTAGCCTCACAAAGTCCGACTGCCTCGGCTTCGTATCCGCGAATTTTAGTTTGAAAATATCCGTCTCTGGAAGATAGTCCTTGAGGTTCTTGGGGTTCAGAACCGTGACCGACCAGTCGGGGTGCAGTTGCTTCCACTTGGCTATGCATTTAGAAACAAATTCAGGAAGGTCTTCCGAGTCCCAGTATGTCCATATAGTCTTGGGTATCCCTTGACTGGTATAGGGTTCCTGTCGTCTGGCCCATAAGAGCAAAAGAACAACAACCACAATGACCGTCAGAGCAACGGCCCACATCTAATTTTAGTTTGGAATTTATTTGAAAACACAGTCAAGCTCTGGCTTGGTGTCCAGTAATTTACGATCATGATTATGAAACTTTACTATAGTTGGCTGATTAGGCTCACATACTGACTTGACCGCATCATAGTTGTTCCACCCGTGGTCGTACATGTGCTTATAAGGACCCTTATTGGCGCTCATGAAATAACAAGTGTTCTTTATCTCATCGACGGTCATGCCCCTCTGCATAGCGTCTTGTGCCGCCAAATTTATAGCTAAATAGTCGAGCATATTCCTCTGAGTCTTTTGGAAGTCCACGCCTTTTTTCTGGAGGTCGTCGAGATAGTCTTTCACCGAATCAAACTTGGATATGCTCATGAAAGAGTCGCGCCACTTCGTCACCAACTTGCCACCCGGGACCGTGGCGAAAAACCAGCCTTCGATACAAGGCCATTGGGGTTTGGTCGTGTAGTGCTCTATGTAATATCCAACGAATTCATGTTTAGAATTAGTTGGGAAATCAAACGGACGGGTCATGAGGACAGACGCGTCACACCACACACCCCCATGTTTTGCCAGAATATTGAGGCGAATAATATCCGACTCGCGCGCCGGAGAGTCGTTGAACTTTACAGCCTTGACGTCAAAGTCTATGTACTGACCCAGGTTCTTGGGGGTCACTATGTTGACAGTATAATCTGGGTTGTGTTTTCTCCACGTGTTTATACACTTGGTCACGACAGGAGTCAACTCGTCGCTGTTCCAATAAGTCCAAATTTGTTTAGGAATTATGCTGTCCCCACCAAAACTACTGGTTCTCTTGAGGATCACAAGGATCAAAATAACTATGGCCAACCCGAGGACGACTAGCCACATTCCTACTAACGCAAATCAAAATTTTCTGACAGAATTGGGGTCGCGCACTTCGAGTACCTGTTCGAAACCGCCACCATAGTAGCGTTGAAGTGCCGCCGGAGCTCATCAAGTGACTCGGCCAACTCCGACGCACTGGAGTTATTTACATATGCCTGAAACAAGTCGCTGAGCACGGTCGTGTACATCTCCAAAACCTGACGGATCTCCCCTTTGCGCAACCGCGCCTTCTCTCGCTGCTGAATTTTCTTCTTAAATTCGTCCTCGGTCATATCGCCAATCATAAACTTGATACGCAGGTCGCGGTTGTCCTGGTTCCCGGTCGTGTACCGGGGTATCACGACCCACTGACAGTGGGCGTGAGTGCGGTGGGCCGCCGCAAACTTATGGAAGAATATATGAGTTCGGGGACACAAGCGCAGTACAAAGGACCAGTCAGGGAAGCCACCACAAGGCACGTCACCGGGGTTGCGCTGAAGCGTCCCGCGCTGACGGTGATACTCGTAATAGTGGGGGTTGTGGATGGTTCCAGTTTCGACACGCCCCGTCCGCCAACTGAACGCCGTGTGGCACTGGGTACAGTACATCTGGTCACACCCGTCAATTTTGAAGATCATAGAAGCGCACTTGGGGCAGTTGCGTGAATCTTTGGCCAGGAGCTTGGCCGTCTCGACGCTATTGGGGTCGCACGTGTGAGGTGAGTCCTTATCCTTGCCCTTGACCTCGTGGCACTCGGGACACGACCAGTTGTCGCACATACCACACTTCCACACACTACTCAAAAACCCACGGCAGTCGGCAGCAGGACACGCACGGACAAACTGGCGCTTCTCGTGTTCCACCGAACCGCCATGAAGGCGCGTGATAAGCTGGTTCTGGTACCACTCCAGATGCTGGATATCAAGCGTGACGTGACTCATCAACCGTCGCTGATCCTGCATCATCTTGTGACGCAAAACAAGCGCATCGAATTCATTGTCAAAACCGTGCTCAACCGCCAAAGGCGCCAATTGAAGATTACCTATTGCGATGAGTTTATTATTGTGGGTAGTGTGGATGGCTCCAAGGGCGGCTATTTCTTTCGACGCCTTGCGCACCTTGCGCTCAAGTTCCACATAGGGCTGAGTGGCGGGCATGAGGCTCTTTTCGCGCTCAAGGAGGAGGGACTCGCGCCTATTCTTGTAGGAGTGACTGACGAATTTTTGTGTGAAATTGTTGACCAAAATTTCACGGGTCCACGCCTTGCGGCACGACATGCAGTGGGCATCCTGAGTGGTTTCTAGGAGGTACCGCTCAGAGCATCCTGCACATGCGCTGAACGGACAGTAGGGACAAGTGATTTTGGCACGAGACGACTTGTTGAAAACTTCGCAACACACGTCGCATCTCATTTCTTACTATCTATGGTAGGCTTGGTTTTATCCTGACGCAAGTGGGGAGGGACATAACTACTTTTTTTGACCTTTATTCCGTGTTTGGAAATAGTGACTGGTATTTCAAGATCATCATCGTGGACCCACGGTTCTATGGGGTCGTCGTCCGTCATATCCGCCCAGCGGTTACTCATTACTAGAAACGGGCATCTTCTTTTTAACAACCTTGATCACCTTCTTGGTCTTGGGCTTGGGAGTTGGCTTGTTGGCACTCGGGAACTTGGCGAATATCAGGTCAAGCGCCTCCTGGCGCGCATCAGCCGTCTCCTCCATCTTCTTATGCGTCGCCAGCGCCTTCTGGATCTTCGCCTCGCTGTACCCCGCAAGCCGCCACGCCTTTTCACGCTCAGCAATAGGCGGCGCGTTCGTCCCCCACTTTTTGAAAAGTGCCACAACCGGTTCCAAATTCAGAACCTGTGTGGGCTCGCGAGCTGGCGGCGTCGCCACGGAGTGTTGGGCGTGCCAGTCTGCGCAGCGCTGGAGGAAAGCCTCGGGGTTGTCCAAGTGCTTGGCCAGGAATTCAGGGTTGATGGGTGGTGTCCACTCCTTCCCTTTAGGACCCTGGGGGCACACGCCCTGGCGCAACTTGTCTATAATCTGACCCGTGACACTAGGGTGGCCAGAGGGGATACGAGGCTTGGCCATACCAGTAGTCCACCGAGAGACCACCCCACCTCCAGGCAAGGCGCTCGAGACGAACTGGGTGGGCACATTCCGGCGAGGGCGGGGGTTCGGGCGCTTGTACATGGCTTTGAGCTTGACCTACCAAGGCCCCAGAGACTTTTGGCACGGACAAGACGCTTTTTTTATGGGGCCCTAGTAGACATGATCATCATAAAGATAATTCACTTCCTAGTATTTCTGTTTCTAGTAATGGCGCCGTTCACGCCGAGTGAATACCTGATGTCACTGCACCTGCTCATAGTTCCTTTTATTCTATTACACTGGGCAACTAACCAGTCGGTTTGCGCTCTGACTGAGATGGAAAAGCTAGTCACGGGCAAGACGTGCGATGAGGAGACGTTTTTCGGGAAAATTGTGGGGCCTGTTTATAAATTCAAGACTCAAAAGGAGGAGAACCTATTTGTGTGGACGGCTATGATTACTCTTTGGTTTATAACGTTTGTTCGATTACAAAAGACTGACTTTGCTCACTTGCGCGCTGATATCCGCGTACTCCGCCAGGCTTGGCCCTTCTAGTCATCCTCCTCGTACTCCTCCTGACCCAGCTGGAGGTCCTCGCGGTCGCTCATGTCCTCGTCCTCAGCCGCCGAGTCGGCCTCGTCCAGTAGCGCAGCCAGGCGCTGGGCGGTCGTGAGCTGCTTGACCGGGCCAGCCGCAGGGGTGTTCAGCACAATCTCAAAGTCCTGTTCGGCCGCCTCCAGAGGGTTGCCGTGCGAGGCGCAGAGGTCGCAAGCCTCGTCGGCCTCCTCGAGGGGGTGGGTGTGTACCGGCTGCTCAGCCTTCTTGACCACCTTGGGCACCTTCGGCTCCTTGGGCACCTTCGGGGCCGTCTCCTCCAGAGACTGCTTCAGGTGGCGCTTGCAGAACACCTCACCCTTGAGGGCGCTGAACTTGCAGGGCTCCTTTTTGCTGGTCTGAGCAGTGCAGCAGGGCTTCTCCTTGGGCACCTTTGGCGCCTTGGCCACCTGGGTGGCGTCGGGGGCGGCGCCGTCCACCACCTCCACAGACTTGGGCTCCTTGGCCTTCTTGGTGTACTTGCGAGGCACCTTGATAGCCATCTCGGCAGTCTCAAGGTACTTCTTGTTGAGCTCCTCAAAGTTGAGGCTGTACTCAGTAGCAATACGCTGGACAAACTGGCGGTCGCGCTCAGCAACCAGGGCGTTGATAGCGTCAGCGAAGGAAGCCATTTGGTTTGTTGGTTGGTAAGTGAGTTGTTGGTGCGTTTAAGTGGCTCTCACAACACACGGTTGTCGGGGGAGGCTGGAGGCTTTTTTTTGGTGTTTAGGCTGTCGCCACCCAAAGCCTGGCGTGAACATGACACGTTTTTTTAGAAGGTGCCCTCGCGGACCCATGCGTTACACACGTATTTTGTACCGGATGATATAGGGAGGCCCGCGTGGAGTGCCTTGGGGTGGCACTTGGGTGCGTCATTCGCAAGGGGTCTGAAGAAAATAGCCGAACCAGGGGGTGCTTTCATTTTCACGTCCCCGTGGTCGGGGAAATGAGTTTCACCATCAGTAAATTCATCGTTCAAATATACGAGCAGAGTTCCGACTCTCTGCCCGCCTCTAGTTTCAAATTCTTTACACGCTTTACTCCCGTCACAGCACGAGTCGTGATGGGCCTTGTAAAAGGTGCCTGGTTTGTACCGGACAATCTGCAAGTCTTCACAGCAATTCATTTCTTTTCCAGTCAAATCGCAAGCCTTTTCAAACACCTTTCGGGCCACAGGGTCGTCCTTTGATATCCATGCGGTTTCACTCGTGCGCGAAGGGTCCTGACCCTTCACACCAACCACGCCACTTGGTTTGAATAATGAATTTGCTTTTTCAATTAAATATCTACAGTCGTCCTTGGTCAATACAGAATCCACGACGACTGGAGGTTCCCAGGGGTTGGCCTTCGTGGCAAACCCACGGCCATTGTTTCGCCACGTCAAGACGGCCCATGTGATCACGACGAGCACCGCCACAAGTGCGAAGTAAACCCACATCTGTTACTAAGTTCACTTAATTTTTTTGAGCGCTTTGTTCACGGCCAATGCATTCTTACGTGCGGCTCTTATATTTTCTAAATTTAAATTCACAAGTAACGGGCCTGTAGAATTGGCTATCGGCACAAGGTTTTTGTAGTACACGCGCTTTCCACGAATAACCTTCATGAGCTCCTTGACCCGCTCCACATTCTTCTGACCCTTTTCCTTCGCCTCTCCTATCAAAGGATTTCGTTTTGAAATTAAACCCCGATGAATCAGAGAACCCGATAGCAAAGCGAGGGAGTCCTTGAGCTGATATTTCAATTTTTGGATAGGAATTCCAGCCCTGTAAGAGAAGGGCAGGTGGAGCATATCACGAGAGGCATTGGGGTAAACGGCCAGGGCCGTGTCCACGAGGTCAGTAACCTCCTTGTTGCCCGTGATGATCTGCCACGTCATAACCTGATAGACGCGGCGGCCCGTGCCAGGCACCTGGAGGCGCGGCGCATCGTACGCTGATCTCTTGTACCTGTTCACACGGAGAGAAGCGTTGATGCCCTTGTAGTGTCTGTTCAGGTAGCGGACAAAGGCGTTCAGGTGCTCATACATTATAGTGCGCATGCTCAGAGCATAGGTCGACACGAGCTTCTCTGAAGCAAGTTTGCGCGGCACCGCGAACGTGAAATCAAAATCATTTGTACGACGAATTTTGGGTGGGAGATCTTTTCCGAGTGCCGAGAGGTACAAACGGACACCCATACCTCCGGTACAAAATATGGTCAGACCGCCACCGTACGGACGAACGAGACGTTTAGTATTTTTGCAATAATCCATGAAAATTCGTGGAAGAGCCGAAGTGAATGACTTGCTGGAAATCACGGGGGCTGGTCCACGTGCCCTTTCAATTTTCTGGTAGGCGTTCGTCAACATAATTTCATGATGAAATGTGCCCCCGTGAAACACCGACTTCTTGGAAGGTGCGTAGTACCCGTCGTACCCTTCTGGAACCAGAAACTCTTTCGCAAGGGCACCAAAGGCCTTTTTGTTCAGCTCCTTGTAGCTGAGGCGCTGTCCTTCACGAGTGTTGGTGTTTTTAGGGAGTTTTCCAGCATCCTTTCCCAGAAGTTGCTTGACGGCCACAACCTGCTCACCGATGGTAATACCAGTGCCCAGGACTATACGCAGGAGTCCCTTTGTATCACTCGAAATAGGATATTTACTTTTCATGAGCGTTTCGACATTTTTGTGCGTCAAGTCGAACAGACGCAGCGTCTTTTTGACCTTGAACGTGCACAAGTTTCCGTAGTTTTTCGCAGTGGGCCGGCTCTCCGTAAGGTAGAAGAACCGCGTGTCGTGCAAGAGCACCTGACACGGTATCCCCTCAAGACCCTTGTACAGAACCTTCCCTGGTGGGAAGATCGTCTCTGTAAAGACCATTCTAATATTGATTCAGAAATAAATATCCTGAAAAGATAAGATGGCGAACCGTTACGTGGGCCTCCTCATGAACTCCCGTACCCAGGCTCACGCCTTTCACCTCACGACCAGCTCCTTCGCGGAGCACAAGGCTCTGCAGGCGTACTATGAGGGCATAGTCCCTCTGCTCGACTCGTGGGCCGAGGCCTACATGGGCAAGTACGGCCGCCTCAGCCGCGTCAGTCTGAACAAGCGCTTCATGAAGGATCCGACCAAGGCCCGCGCGTACTTCAAGAACCTTCTGATGCGTGTTCGCGCCATCCGCCTCCCGAGAGGTGACACGTACCTGAAGAATATTCAGGATGAAATAACCGCCCTGATTCGCTCGACGCTCTACATGCTCACCTTAAAGTAGAAAATACCTTAGTAGTAAATGGACTTTCGGCCTTTTGATGTAGTGGATGGCGCCATGAAACGGTATGGGCGCGCCGAGGATGGAGGCTACGTCATTTACGATAACCCCCTTAGCGCCGCCCACATCTTAGGATACGGTGTCGACAAGGATGTTTCTTTTGAAAATGAGTTGACGGAGGCGTGGGGTATAAAGGCGACAATTTTCGACCATACGATCGATGAAGTGCCACTGACCAGCTCGAACGTCACGTACGTCAAAGAGGGTATTGGTGCCACGGACGCCCCACCCCTCTTCAGCCTTGAGAATCATGTTAAGCGTTTCGTCCCGGATGGCTCCAATTTTGTTTTAAAAATGGATGTAGAGGGGGCCGAGTGGGACGTCCTTAGACACGCCAACCTGTCCCACGTCAGCCAGCTGATCGTGGAGTTCCACGAACCCACTGGAGACCATACAGATGTGATACAGAAAATTAATGAACAGTTTTATCTGGTACATATTCACGGTAATAACTGTCATAATCAGCCGTGGATGTACATAGATAGGATACATATAATGCCACGGTATCTCGAGTGTACATATGTGCGCAAAGATCTCGTGACGGTTGTGCCAAGTACACGAAAGTTCCCGACCCCCCTCGACCACAAGTGTCGGAAGGATGTCCCCGAACTCAATCTCAATTTCTGGGAGCCGTGCGCCCGCCCCGTGTCTTTCGTACTTGAAGAGGGAACGGACACAACGCTCCTGAAAAAGGTCATGACCAAGGAGGATGAATTTGTTTTCAAAATTGAAGATGCGAAATGGCCACTAAAATTCAAAATGTACAAGGATGATATTTTTCCATACGAACTCATCATGAAACTTTCCCAAGCACCCGAAGGTAATATAATTATCACCGAGGTGCACAATGGTGCATTTTTCATTAAATCTCACAGGGTCGTGTTTCCAAACGATAAATACTTTGAAGTTGATGACAGAATTCACCGCCTAGTACTTTAGAATAAAGCTTAGAAACTGTAAATATACTAATGAAGGTCGTAGTGAGTCTGACCACTATCCCAAGTAGGTTCGACAAATTACCCCTTATCCTTCCAGGTCTCTTGTCTCAGACGTGTCATGAGGTCTGGCTCAATATCCCTCCCCGGTACAACAGGTTCCCAGACTGGGACGGTCAGCTTCCGGATCTTTCCAATTTTGATTCAAAATTAAAAATTAATCGGGACTGTGAGGACCTTGGGCCCGGCACCAAGTTCATGGGTCCGGCTGCCCATCTTGATCCCGAGGATCTCATAGTCTATGTGGATGACGACACTAATTATGATCCTAAATTAGTGACCAACCTTCTCAAGTGGTTCATGACGGACATGAAAAGTGCGTGGGGCCTGAGTGGTTTTAATTTTGAAACGTATTTTGAAGGTAAATTTCCTCGTCAACACGGCGCCCCTCTAGACGTCCTCGAGGGCTACGGGGCGGTCATCGTCAAGGCGGGATGGCTACAGACGGTCCTACCCGAGTTCAAGGAACTTCTGGAAGTGACGTGGCACGATGACATGATATTGTGCAACCTGCTCGAGAAGCACGGTATCAAGCGCAAGACGGTCTTCGTCCCTGAATGCAACTTGGGGCATATTAAGCAGTACCAGTACGGCTTCGAGGCTGACGCGCTTCACCACGTAGCTGGCACGGGTGGGCACATAGCCAACAACCGTCAAATCCTAAAAAACTTTGAAGATAAGGGTAAGATGTATTTTAAATATAAAATCAACCCCATTTAGTTACTAATTTATAACCTAGTTCTAATATTTTTGCATCTCGTTTAATAGTTTTTTCATAAACCTCTTTCCATGTAATATTCTTATAAAAAGGGTGAATATCGTTTTCCTTATAACCTCGATACAAGGGGTTGGCGTGATAGTAAGAACCGTGATATTCATATATAGTGTTGGTTTCTGCATCGTAACCATCGGCTCTCCATCGTGTTCCTTTAATTTTGTATTCTCCTTCTGGCGAATCAAACGTTTGAAGATGTTGTATGTTCAGACTTTTTAACCACTCTCTTGCCTCTTTTGAAGTTTTATTCAATGCACATTTAGGACATCCTTTACCTTTTTCATGATTAGAAGGAGTACACCTAAACACGCCGTGAGTTTTGCACTTTATTCTCATATGAACATTTAGTTTAATATAAGGTTCCGGGTATTCATATTTGTCACCATGTATTTTTATAAATCTGTTTATAATTTCTTCGTTTTCGTTAGTCTTTCTTTGAAGAAAACACAGTTTACATCCTCTACCAGTGAGATGTGCTGCAGGGAGTTGTTCGAATATGCCATGTGCATCACATAGAATTTTTATTTTTTTGGTACTTCTTATATATTTATCAGGATACTGATATTTACATCCATGTTTTTCTACAGCTTCTTCTACAAACTGTTCATGGGTTTTTGTAGGACGAACCATACTTAAAAGTTAACAACATTTGTTTTTATATGATGATCTGTGACACGTTTATGTTTTATAACGAGTTTGACGTGCTCGAGCTTCGACTCGAGTGTCTCGATAGGTACGTTGACCGCTTTGTACTCGTCGAGGCCGAGGTGAACCATGTGGGCGGTCCAAAGGAGCTCTACTTCCAGAACAATAAAGACCGATATGCCAAGTGGCTACACAAGATTGAACACGTCATCGTCAAGGCTGACGACGCACCAAAGGATGACAACCCTTGGTCACGTGAAAAGTACCAGCGTGAGTGTGTTCTCCGTGGCCTCGCGGACGTGCCCAACGAGGCGATAGTGATGATAAGTGACGTGGATGAGATCCCGGACATGAAGAAGATTCCTTTCGAGAAGCTCCCACATCTCATTTGCTCCGTACATATGTGGATGTTCGAGTACTCTATGGACTATCTGTTTACGGGTGAGCCGTGGTTTGGCACGGTCATCACAAACTGTGAACTCTTCAAGCGGGCAGGACCGAATCATCTTCGGGATAACCGCTGGAAGTTTCCATGTTTTCGCACGTCCGGCTGGCACCTAAGCAGCTTTGGGACGCCTATGCACATCTGGCAGAAGATGAGCACGTACGCACACGCCAAGGATGCCACACACGTTATTCGCGACCCAGAGACGTACCAGAAGTGGATCGAGGGTGGCGTCCATATCGACGGTCAGACGCAACTCATACCTCGCCCACCCGAGGTATCTCTACCCGCACCTGTCGAAGTTCTTCGTAGACTAAATCTTGGGAATTTCTCATAAACCGCGCCTTGGCCTTGAGGAGCTTCATAATGTCATCGACATGCATAAACTTGAAGAAACGACGCTTAGCGCTCATAGCCTGGAAAGACCCAGAACGCTCCTCTATCAGTCCCTGAGCCACCGGCCACGTCACCTCTCGCAACTCGCTCAATTCAGCTTCTAAATTGTCAAGCCGACGGAACACATGACGCTCAAACTCGGACAGAGACCCCATTGTAATAACAGAACCTCAAACGTTTATTTGTCCCCACAATTGTAATTTATGCACATGGCGGCAGCAACGGCGAAGAGAAGCCCAAGCCACTGAACCCAGTGGGTGAACTTTTCTCCAAAAAACAGCCAGGCTGTGATTGCGCCACCAATCACAATCATGGCTTCCCACATAATACACGTCCACATCATACTGGAGCTGCTCAGGGTCTTTATAAGAAAGAACAGAACCGCCATCCAAGCCAGCACACCGAACATGAGGTTGTGGTGCTTGCCCTCATCCGCGAACCACTTCAAGTGGGCATTGCCTACGAGCTCAGCGGCCGTCATGGCCAGTACGTACATAAAGCTCATCCCTTGTAATTCCTGAGAAACTATTTTCAGAACAAAATTCAGATGGACAACTGGATACCCTGGTTGGCCTCGTGGTACCCAGTGCCTCCCCTGAACAGACGTGCGCGGGAAGTAATTTTAACAATTTTGTACAAAAACCCGCTTGAATTACGGGTGGCTATTTTAACACACCAAATAAGGAAGATGTTCTCTAACAGTCTATGAAGGCGGCGCTTATAACGGGCGTGACGGGCCAGGACGGCAGCTACTTGGCTGAATTTTTACTCGAAAAGGACTACTCGGTTTATGGTCTGGCTCGATACTGTTCCGAGCGAAAGCACGAGAGGATCGAGCACCTGAAATCTCATCCAGAATTCAGGCTCCTGGAGGGCGACCTGACTGACACTGCCCGCATCAACTCGATCGTGTGTACCCTCGGGTCTACATATGACCTCGTTGAGGTCTACAACCTCGGTGCCCAGTCGCATGTGAAGCTCTCTTTTGAGCAGCCCGAGTACACGGCGAACGTTGACGCCATGGGGACCCTTCGTATTCTGGAAGCAATTCATCAATCCAATTTTAGTTCAAAATTCAAATTCTATCAGGCGGGGACGAGTGAAATGTTCGGAAAGGTCCAAGAGCCTATCCAAAACGAAAACACACCCTTTTACCCCCGGAGTCCATATGGCGTCTCGAAACTCTTTGGGTACTGGATAACTAAAAACTATCGCGAGTCTTACAACCTGTTCGCCTGTACCGGCATTCTCTTCAACCACGAGTCGGAACGGCGCGGCGCCGAGTTTGTGACGCGCAAGATCACCCTCGGCCTGGCCGAGTGGAAAAAGACGGGCAAACCCATTGAGCTCGGGAATATGGACGCCAAGCGCGACTGGGGACACGCACAGGACTACATCGAGGCCATGTGGCTCATGCTCCAACAGCCCAGACCAGAAGACTTTGTGATCGCCACTGGACAGACGCATAGCATCCGCGAGTTTGTGGTTTTCGCCTGCGATGAGTTGGGAGTCACGACCCGCTGGACGGGTTCAGGAGTGGACGAGACGTGCGTCGACGTGGCAACTGGACAGGTTATCATAAAGGTCAATCCAGAATTCTATCGTCCGGCAGAGGTGGATGTGCTCATAGGCGATGCCCGGAAAGCCCAAGACCAGTTGGGGTGGCGTCCAAAGATTTCGTTCCGTGAATTAGTTAAACGGATGGTCAACAATGATTGTAAATGAAGTGGCTGTTCATCGGTCCTCGCCTCCTGGCGGGGATCGGGCAGGTGACGAACCGCTATGCACAGCTGCTCCGTGAGAATGGGCAAGATGCCGAGTATGTCGAGTTTGGCCATCAGCCAACCAAGGCGCGGTATGACAAGGGGTTCGCCTTTGTCCTTCCGACCGACGACCACATAAATATGGTTGATCAGTACGCTTCAATTTGTGATTCAGTTATGTACATGACTATTTGTGAAACCGAGCCAGTCAACCCCGCCTATGGAAAGTTGGCCAAGTACGGCACTTTGTATGTGGCGTCTGAATTCTGTAAGGAGGTTTTTGAGAAGCAATTTCCGGATGTAAATTGGAAGATCCTTCGGCTCTACGCCGAGGGCACGCCAACCGTGCCCAAGTCTCTTGCGGGGCCCTACATCTTCTATAGTATCGGAAATATCATGGATCCTCGTAAGAATATTCGCGGACTCATAGATGCCTATTTGCGTTGCGAATTTAGGGACGCGGCCCACCTCGTGCTCAAGGCGACGTGTATTCAGGACGTGACGTGGCGCGTTCCGGGTGTTACCATCATCAACGGTCTCTTGAGTGACGCGGACCTGGAAAAGGTTCACGAACAGGGTCACTGCTATATCAATTGCTCACATTCGGAGGGGGTCGGAATGGGGGCGGTTGAGGCGGCTCTACGTAACAAGCCAGTTATAATTACAGACTTTGGAGGCCTGAAAGAATACGTACAGACACCGTGGGTAGTGTCTTGTACTAAGGGCCCTATTGGATTTAACGACTTTCTATTTACGGCTGATCAGAACTGGGGGTTTCCGTCGGCCAAGGAGCTTCAGGAGTGCATGTGGGACTGTTACAACAAGAAGGTGACGTCATGGGACCACTCGCATACACGCGAGCTTATGCAGACGTTGAAATGTTGCCAGGAGTTCCAGCAGTGACGATCATGCCCTTGGGAGCCATGCCCTTGATGGCGTTGGCGGCGTTCTTCAGAGCCTTGATAATCTGAGCCTTCTTCACGGCGTTGGCCGCGGCGTTCAGATTCTTGGACACGTTATTCAGACCCAGGGTCTTTGCCTGGTTGGCGGCGGTGCGGAACTGGTTGTTGGCCGCCATGGCACTGTTGGCGGCGGCATTCGCCAGGCGGTTGGCGTTACCGGAGTTGCCCATGGCCGCCTGTCTGGCCGCCGCAACCATCTGGTTATTGGACTTGACCGTGTTATTCACGGCTGCATTAAGCGAGCGATTCATTTATAAATTCTAAATATTAAAATTTAGGGCTCGATGGTCCTGAGCTCTTAGTGTCCGCTGCGGAAGCAACCCAGTAATGGGACCCGTACACTACGAGAGCAACCACTAGAGAACTCGAGAGCAAAAAGCTCTTGGTAGAATTGAGGTAAAGGACGGTGTCGTCCAGGACCTTGATGCCTGTGGGTTTCTTTATCAGACGCGGGACGATATAGACGAGCAGAAAGTTGATGACAAGGGCGGCCCAGATGTAGTTCCATTCCATTTCCATTGAAATACTTCAAGAATTTATTTGAGATGAATATTTCCACGTGAAACTCATACACGTTTTACGCTTTCCTCTACAGCAAGCAGACAAGGAAGATAAATCTGCTCCTAATTCATTGGCCGCTTCTGTTAGACTCGCATACGTCCTGAGGAGTTGTTGCCCATCTTTCGACCACTGTTCGACCTTCTTGGAAGTTGGGTGCTATCCGCCACTTTTCCCATGCCAATAACTCTTCTCACCTAAATTACCATTACCTATTAGTCGCCTCGTCTTTTCAGACAAAACGCGGCCAAGAGAGTTGGTATTACCCTGTGCCGATATAGCTATCTTTTCTTTCGTTTCTATTGAAAGAACTTTACCATTGTGGCTATTACTCATTTTCAAACGAGATTCATCGCTTAATTTCCCACCAGAACCACCTTCCTTGAGATTGTATCCATCCGGGCTCATAGTACCAAGTTCCTTTATGAAAAATGATTCTTTGGCGTCAAGTTCCACTTGTGTACATTCCCCTTCCCAGAGCAATTCTATTTTGAAATTAGATGGTCCATGCCTGACAATGGAATTGTGAAGTCTAGGAGCCCCTGCACGCCTCACGTGTTCTTTGAACCTCTTGGATAACGGACTCCATGTCTGTCCTGCATACGCGTGAGTATTGAAGTTGTTTGATATTTTGTATATTCTACCGATGGACATGCTCTGATGGGGACGAAGGTTTTTATTTAAAAAGTGCGTTTAATTACATTTTTTCTGCGACCGAGTGCTTCTTGCAAAACTCCCCGCAGGTGGCCTTGAACCCGCAGCGGCGACCCTCGAGTGTCAGTGCCTTGCAGCGGAGCGCGTCGTGCAACACCGGCTTGGGTCCCTTCTTGGCCGTCCCCTTGTTTACTGCGACCGTCTCGCTGGGCTTGGGGACCTCGGTGGTGATCAGGGCCTTGTGCTTCTTGGCCTCGATCTCTTGGGCGTGCTCTCGAGACCGCAGGAGGGTGTCGGCAAGTTTTTCTGGGAGGGGGTGCCCGCGCGCGACCGCGTCGTTGTAAAACTGCTGCCAGAGGGGTCCACCCTTGCCCTTGGGTGGGTGCGAGAGGTGCTTTGCGGCCGAGGCCGTGGGGACCGGTGCGGCGCGTGCCCGCCCTTCTGTTGCGGAGGCGAGGGGCGCGCGCCACTGGCTGTAGGTGGGGCGGAGCTTCTGGAGGTCCATGGTTTGTTTGGTTTGATACACGGTATCAAACCCAGGACCCTAGCACGTACAGGACACGTTTTTTTCGCCACCCCAAGTAGGAATGTCGCCCCGCCGCCCTTCTGTATCGGGCCTGAATTTTAGCACGTGGATGCGCGCCAATGCAGGTCGTGCCGTGCGTCACTACAAAAAACGGACCAGCCCTTCGTCCGGTAGCCACACATCTCCAAAGACCGCCGCGTCCCTCATGCGCCTTCGCAACAGTGCCCTTCGCAAGGTTGCGACCCTACAGGGATATAACGCCGCCATTATGACCCGCAACCAAGCCCGTATCAAAAAAATGCTCAAGGAGATTGCCAACTACGAGGAGCGCCACCGTCACAGGCTCGTGCGCCAGCCAAGTGGTTCATACTCACTCGCGAGACGCACTTAAAAATTACAGGCGAATAATAAATAGAAATGCAGATCTTCGTAAAGACTCTGACTGGCAAGACCATCACCCTCGAGGTGGAGGCTAACGACTCTATTGCAAACATCAAGGCGAAAATTTCAGACAAGGAAGGCATCCCACCAGACCAGCAGCGCCTAATTTTCGCTGGAAAGCAGCTCGAGGACGACAGGACCTTAAATGACTACAATGTGTCTAAGGAGGCGACTTTGCACCTTGTTTTGAGATTGCGTGGTGGTTTTTAATTCTAAACTAAAATTATAATGGCTGATGCATTGACGTCAGGCTTCAAAACTTACGGTGAAATTAGAACGAGAATTGGGGTGTTCGTGGCCGTGGTGGTGGCTATTTGCTTTTGTATTTTTGGTTGGATTACAGTGACGGCTAAAGACAAACACACATCCAAAACCACTGGTATTCTTTCTAATGTCAACTGTTCATCTAACGTATGTTCAGCAACGGCTTTATATGGAGGTTCAGGGGCGCCGTCGCCCTCCCCGTCACCAGCTCCATACCAATTCACGTCGACGTGGGGACCCGGTGCGAAGAATGGAAAGACAGTTGACGTGTACTATGATCCGGCCAACCCAAGTGACGCGAGTGCCGGTCCCGTACCCAAGTGGCTCGGGTGGACGTTTATAGGCGTGGCGACCTTAATATTTTTATTGTCATTTTTGTTTATGAAATTCTTTTCAGGACTGTCTAACCAAGGAAAGGCTGTGGTGGGCGGACTCGAGGCTGCATCTGATGTCTCGTCGTTTTTCAGTAAAAATTAATATTTCCCAATACTAAATGGCGTTCCGTATTCAGGATCCAGCATCTAAATTGTTTTGGGAGGTTGACGGTGGCGATCGCATTCGTCTCGGCGACAAAGGTTCGGTCTATACCCACGATAGCGCCACAGGTTTTATCGTGAATGTGGACACGGGTATGAATATCAATATTCCAGGCAATGTCGTTATGGAGGGCGGCTGGCCCACCGTATGGACGATCGAAGATGGCGTGATTTCGGTGGATGCCGATCACATCATCCGGTACGACGAGGACATGCTTTATCTTCGTGCAACTTCCGACCCAGCTTCGTGGGTTCTGGTTCCAGTGGGCGCGCCAGTGGCTGCTCCAGAGCCTGTTGCCGCACCCGTGGCTGCTCCAGAGCCAGAAGCCGAGCCAGAGACTGCTCCTGAGCCAGAGGAGGAGGACGTGCCAGTTGCTCGGTCCGCGGCTCTTATTGAAGAGGCTCTGAACGCTCAGGCGGCTGCGGCTGCCGAGTCGGAAGAGGAGGCTTAAGAGAATTAATTGATATTAGATTAATGCCCGACCTCGTCAAGCACGTGATCAAGTGTCTGAACACCGCCAACACATGGAGATCACGCCTACCAGACACGGTGTTTGCCCTTGAAGGAATGTCAGGATACAAGACGCGTGTATTTTACAATGAATTGTGTTCTCTAGAATTTCCCGACCGTCAGACCGAGTACCTCGAGGTTGGCGCGTGGAAGGGCTCCACTCTGTGTTCGTCCATGCACGGCAACCCCAAGTGCAACGGAACCGTCATCGAGAACTGGGCCCTTTTTGGAGGGCCCAAGGACGAGTTTGATCACCACGTCAAATACTTTGGCTTTGGAGATCGTTTGACAATTTTCGAAGAGGATGTATTTTCGTTTGATATTTCTAAACTAAAAAACCCTATTGATATTTACCTGTATGATGGATGCCACGAGGAAATTAGCCAGTACAAGGGCATCACCCATATGTGGCCGGCACTCGCCGAACAGGCCATCATCATAGTCGACGACTGGAACGCACCCCACGTTCGCAAGGGGACCTTTGATGGTCTCGAGGCGGTAGGGGCTAATATTCTAGAGAAGTTCGAGATTATGTATACCCATGACGGCCAGCACACACCCCTTCCCATCGCTCAGCGTGAATTTTGGAACGGAATTGGAATCTTCGTCGTCTCAAAAAATTCTCAGTAACTTTTAGATATGAGGATACCACCGTCCAAGTGGGGGCCCCACTTTTGGATGACGCTTCACATAGCCTGTCTAGGGTGCCAAGACGCCAAGGTCCTCACGGACTTTGTGGAGGGGTACAAGGAGATTATACCCTGTCTATCGTGCCGTGAACACTTTGAGCAGGTTCTGGTGGAGAACCCAGTCCCGGAGGCTGAGGACCTCTTCAAGTGGTCGGTCGACGTTCACAATATTGTGAACAAGCGCCTAGGGAAACCCGAAGTTTCGTACGAAGCCGCCTTGGCGAACATAGTCACCGAGGCACCCGAAGGCGCCCCCCCTAAATTTGATTTCAAAATTGCTTTGATAGTCTTGCTCCTGTTTGTAATTCTGTTCCTGATTTTTAATCGTAAACAATAATAGGACTCATGGCCGGTGGGATCTTTCCAGGTCGGCCATTTTCGTTCAACCTAAAATGCATAGTGTTTACTCTGCTTCTTGCTGCGGGTTATTGGTTTGCCCCACACAAGAATCTCTGGGTCCTTACGTTCCTCGTATGGTTTCCTTATATCGCCCTCGCATGGTACGACTATGCGTATGCGTGCCGCGACAAGCTTGATCCCACGATCGTGCCTTTCGGTCGGATGTTCTGGCTACCCTTCAAGCCCCAGGGCTACAAGGATGAGTTTCACAAGATGGCTGATGAGCAAATTCAGACCATGAATCAGGTGGATCACCTGGTTGGGTGGACGGCAGTTGCCGGTTTGGTGGCGTTTTTTTTACTTCGTAAAAAGTAATGGCAGCGAATAATCCCTGCCCAAACGTGGAGGGCGTCCCGGAAGTTTTGACCGAGGCGGTCGCCGTTCCAGAAAACTTTGAAATGGAGGAAATTTTTTCATACACAATTAAATTTGGAAAGTTTGCTCTCCTTGCACTCCTTCTGATTCTGAGCTTTATCAATGGTCACAAGGAATACATTGCGGAAAGCCCGCGCAAGTTCATGTGGGACAATTTCACCGTCGGCTTGACCTCTGCTATCGCCATATCGATTATCGCCGCCATGCGTGGCCGTTCAGATTTGATCCCAAGCTTGGCCTTTATCTCCTTCCTGCTCTTTTTCGTGTACAACGTGTTCCGTGAACTTTCTGGATTCAATGTGATCACGGATCCAACCAAGCAGACGCAGGGCGAGGCCAAACAGAGCAAGGTTCTGAAATTGCCAATGTTAATTATAATCCTAATTTCGATTGTGGTTGTGGTGGGAATGGCGATCAAGGCCAAGGTGGCGCACCCCCTGGGGTTTGGCCGTTTGGCTACAGAGGCGGCCATATTGGCCGGTTTCACAGCCCTTGGTGAAATGTTGGTGGCCAAGAATCACGGTGAACACGGTAGTGCCATCGCAATGACCGGCGCTGCTAATTTCATAATGTTTTTCATTGCGCATATTGTTCTGCAGTATGGAGGTTTCTATAATCACGTGTTCGCGGCAGGTGAGGCCCTCCCGAAAGAAAATTAGGGTCTTGTGCCCGGCACCTCAGCTAAAGCCAGTAGGCACTTATCTAATAATGAGCTATGAACGGCTCACACATGTTGAGCATATCCTCAAACGTCCCGACACTTATGTCGGATCTCTCCCTCCCGAATCTGCCTCATATTGGATTCGAGATGGGGAGCGTTTCAAGCTTTCTGAGCTTTCTGCTTCACCTGGGCTGGTGAAAATCTTCGATGAGGTTCTGGTCAACGCCATCGATCAGCACTCTCTCCACCCCAAAAAGGTTTCTAAGATTGAAATCGTGACGGGTAAGGACTTTGTTTTCGTCCGAAACTATGGAATATCCATCCCAATCAAAAAACACGAGACTGAGAAGGGTTCAGACGGCAAGCCCATCTGGATCCCCGAGCTCATCTTTGGGCACCTTTTGACCTCCTCAAATTACAACGACGAGGAGCAACGCGTGACAGGTGGACGCAACGGTTACGGCGCCAAGTTGGCCAACGTATTCAGTTCTAAATTTAGTATCAAAATTAGTGACGGTAAGAAGATCTACATGCAAACTTGGACCGACAACATGAGCAAGGTCGAACCCCCTGACGTCGTCACCTCACCCGACAAGATCTGTCCATACGTGTCCATCACCTTCTATCCAGACTGGAAGCGTTTCGGTGGACCGGGTGAATTCGTCAAACTCGTTGAGAAACGCGCGTGGGATGCGGCCATGTGGTGCTCAAAGGCCCAGGTATATTTTAATAAGGAATTGCTCGAGGTGCCGAGCCTCGAGGAGTACGTCAAGATGCACGTCGGTGATGTGCCGATCGCCAAGCTGCACACCGACAACTTCGACATCATCGTGGCTCACTCGACAAGTGGAGCGTTTCAGCAGTGCTCGTGGGTCAACGGTATCGCCACCACCAAGGGTGGTAGTCACGTCGACAAGGTCGTCAAGGCGCTCATAGATGCTATTGCAGCCGACAAGCGCGTGACCGTGAAACCGGCTCAAATCAAGGCGGCCCTCTTCGTGTTTGTACGGGCCGTCGTGGTCAACCCCACATTCAGCAGCCAGACCAAGGCTGAGTGTACTTCAAAAATTACTGATGCCATTGATTTGAAACCAAAATTCATCAAGGATGTCCTGGCGACAGGAGTCCTGGATGATCTTCTCGCTCTCGGCCTCGCAAAGGTTGACAAAGAGCTCAAGAAGACAGATGGGTCCAAAAAGTCGCGCATCACGGGCATCCCCAAGTTGGATGACGCCAACTGGGCCGGTACTCACAAGTCCCACG